TTAATGAGCCTTAGCTTTACTTATATAGTTATCAAATTCTTTAGCAGACTTAATCTCTACTTCATCTATAGTGTGGGTATAATTGTTTAAAACAGTGTCTATACTATCGCCTAATGTTCTGGCTACTGTTACAGCATTAGCACCAGTATTAAGCATTATAGTGGCTTTTAAATGCCTTAAATCATGAAACCTAATATCTTTTATAAAATTATCCTTAAGGACTTGTTTGAAGTATTTTCTGATGAAATCTTGATAAATAATCTTGTCAAGTTCGTTGCACCAAAATATCTTCCTATTAATAGGCATAGGTTTCATTTGTTTTATATGGTCTTTGGCAGTTTCCATTACAAAATCTGGAGCGTAAATCTTTCTTATAGAATTAGCAGTCTTAGTAGTTTTTTCTGCTCTATAAGTTTTGCCCTCTGCATTTTTCACTTTACCATGTTGCTTATTTATAGTGATAGAATTATTTTTAAAATCAAAATCATCTACCTTTAATGCTAAAATTTCTCCAATACGCATTCCGCAACCTATGGCTAGAGAGAAAGCTAATTTATGCATTGTATTAGGGTCTTTGTCGTAAGCTAATAACAATTTAGATATTTCTGCATTAGATAATAACTGTTCATATCTTGTTTTTGGTATACTCGGTAAATCTACACACGAACATGGATTAATTTCAGTAATTCCCCAATCATTCGCTTTTGTGTACAATCTGCTTATTACGCCATATATTATTCTTACTGTTCTAGCAGCATGAGTTTTTGTTTTTTGATTAATTAGCTTTTGTATATCTATTTTTTTAATAGCGTTAATAGGACAATCGCCAAATATGTCTCTTACATGCTCGTTATAAGCCGATTCGTAAGTTTCTTGTGTACTAGCACTAAGTTTAGTCTTAAAATACTCTTTGTCTACTAAATCGTATAGATCATTAAGCTTCATTTTTTCTTCGGAAAAAATCTTATCTCTCTGAATGTCAACTTTAAATGCATCATGTTCGCTTTGTACTTCTTTTGGAACTTCTACTTTGTTATTCTTTGTTTTAGGTATTGTTGTGCTATAATAGGTCATATCAAATTTTTTGCCATTTTTAGTAACTCTAAATCTCCATTTGTTTTCTCCACGATGTTCTATGCTCATGGTATTTCCTCCTTAAAAATTGGTATAAAAAATAATCCTTGATAATTCAAAGGATTATTGATACAATATTTTTGTAAAGCAGTATCTTAATTCTATGAATTATAGGTATGTATATAATATCGCTCAGTACGTCAATGCTGGGCGTTATTTTTTATAAATAAGCATAAATAAAGCTTTCATCAATAAGCCTTTCATCTATTACATCATCTGTAATTCTATCTATATCATTATAAAGCAAATGACGTATATCTTCATCATATTTAGATGGAAAATTGTATTGTTTCATAGTTTTTATTTTTCTTTTTGCAGCTTCATCAGAAGCATTAAAATGTTTTTTTAGAAATCTTTCATCAACATTGAAACCAAGTTTTTTAAATTCATTTATTACTGGGTCAGGCATTAAAAAACATGCTGCAAAAAAATGAGCTTCAACTTCTTCTTTGTCTCCACTATTAATATGACCCATATGTATATGCCCCATTTCATGTGTGTTTGCCCAGTTCCTGCAACGTTGGCTTTTTTGACTATCGTTTAATATTAAAAAAATATCATCCACACATACAGTCATACCTAATGGCATTCTTCCATTAGTTTTAAAATTACATAGAGATAAATTTGTTACATTGGAATAGTTTTGAAATGTATCAAAATAAATTTTTTTGTTTTTTGTGACTATATCTTCGGCTTTCATACCTATACAAGGGTACTTTTGTTCTAATAATAATTCGTAGGCTAATAATCTGGCTCTTTCAAAATCAGGCCTATCAATTGTAAAAAGACTGCTTTCCAATTATATCCTCCTATTAATCGTCGCGTTTTTCTATACCTTTTGCTTTCAAATATACATCAATTGTTCTTTCGAAGTGTTTAAGCACTTCTTCTCTTTCAACATCATCCAACTTTTCTGATTTCCAAGTCAAAATTCTTATTTTTCGTTCTGTCTCTGATTCGAATTCCTTAGATTCTGGCTCATTTCCCATAAGGTAATCTAAGGTAACGCCAAGACAATCAGCAACCTTTTTTAAGTTATCCGAACTAGGTGTGCTTTTGTTCCATCTAGCAATAATACCGTTTCCTATACCAGCTTTGCGTTCTAACTCCGCAATAGAAATTCCTTGATTTTTACACAATTCTTTAATTTTTAATAGTAGTTTCATTATACTCTCCATACTTGCTATGAAAAATATTTTTATAAATTAGCGAAAAGGCTATTGACAAAATAGCGTACTCGCTATATAATAAATTCATAGCTAATTGATTTGCATTATTAGACAATTAAAAAAACAAGATTTGAAAATTATATCGCCGCCAAGCACTAATATTTCAATATTATTTTTTATTGCCTTTTTATTTAACTTTATTATAGCGTATTCGCTAAGTTTTGTCAACATATTAGCTAATAAATAATTAAAATATTTTAGGAGGTGTGAAAATATGTCGAATTTTGGCAAGGAAGTGAAAAAAGCAATGATTGATAAGGATGTCAAACTTAAAGATTTAGCCAGCGAAATAGGCGTGTCAACGCCATACATATCGGATATTTTGAACGGAAATCGTACAGGCTCTAAATACAAAGCTAAAATCGCTGAATTTTTAGGACTTGAATTTGTGACTAAAAAATAAACAGGAGGGCAAAGAATGAATGAATTAGTAAAAGTAGTACATAATGATGTTTTTACAGATAGCTTAATAATTGCATCCGGAACAGAGATAGAACACAGGGCTACGCAACAATTAATTAAAACTTATAAAAATGACATTGAAGATTTTGGCAAGGTAACATTTCAAATGATACCTTTGGGCAGCGGACAGAAAACAAAAGTGTATTTATTAAATGAACAGCAAGCAACATTTTTAATATCGCTGATGAAAAATACAAAGGTAGTTGTCAAATTTAAGAAAAATCTTGTTAAACAATTTTATGCTATGCGTCAACTTTTGCAAGAAAAACAAACAACTCATTGGATAGAAACAAGACAGCAATCTAAATCTAATCGAAAGTTAGAAACTGACGAGATAAAGAACTTTATTGAATATGCATTTGCTAATGGAAGCCATAACGCAGATTGGTATTATAAAAGTCTTACAAATTTAGCAAATGGTGTTGTAGGTATAGGAAGTAATCAAAGAGATAGTATTTCAGTATCGCAATTAAATAACCTAATACTTATTGAAAACATAATAGGTCATGTAATCGTTGAAGGCATTGAGAAACAGTTATATTACAAAGAAATTTACAAAGACTGCAAGGCTAGATTAGAAATTTTTAAAGATATAGCATATTTAAAATTAACTGCATAGGAGGTACATTTGGAAGAAATATTAAGAAAAATAATGCAAGATATTATTTCAAGTCAACTGAAAACAGCCGCAGAAGAAATTAAAAAACTTAACGAAATACCAGAAGTTCTAACACTTCACGAAACAGCTTTACTTCTACGAACATCAGATGATTGGGTTAGAAGAAACTTAGAAACATACAGAATCCCATATTTTAAGACGGGCTCCGATTATAAATTTAGAAAAAAACAACTCTTAGATTGGGTAGACAACAACATTGAAATATTAAGTAAGTACAAAATGAAAAAATGTAGTTAGGAAGTACATATAAGCAATAAAAACTATATAGAAAGGAGAAAGAACGTGAAAAAAGAAAATGTAAAAAAGACAATCGAAAAAGCGCAGAAAGACTTAAAACGATTGTCTCGCGGAAAAGCAACTACAAATCAAATACGTAGCGAATATGGATTAGAACCTATAAAAGATGGAGATTCCTTAACAACTACCATAGTAAAATTTGGTAGCTATCAGGAGTAGATTTTTTTCCTATATTTTCAACATTTATCATGGGTTCGATTTCCATACTAAGAATCTTGCATGCATTAGGTAATAATTCAGTTAATTGCTCATTACTAATATTAACTTTAAAATAGTTCCTTATAGCATGTCCAAGTTCAATAGAGTAAATAGTATTAAATTTTTCACCAAGGAAAAGCATATCGTATTTATCTATCAATTGACGAATACTTTGCTCTGTTGGTTCGGAGTTAGCAACCATGCTACTAGTTCTTAGTTCAGACAATATATCAATCAGAATATTAATATCCATATAATAGTCTCCTTTCAAAAATATTTCAGAATGACAGTTCTGATAAGGAGATTATAACACAACAGACAATAAATGTAAAAAAATAAGAAGTACATATAAGCAATAAAAACTATATAGAAAGGAGAAAGAGAGTGAAAAAAGAAACGAAAAAACGAATATGTGCAAGGCTAGTTGATATGTTTTTTATTGGATTGGGAGCCTTTATAGGCGTAGCGTTAGGTAACGTATTATTTAAATAATTTTTGAAATATTAAAGTCACCACGCTACCGATAATTAGCAAAATAACGTCTCTTACAAATTGAGATTTACGAGATTGTTTATCATTGTTTTCAAAATAATCACGTTCATCTTTTGAACTTGTAGTGGTTATATTTAACGGGTTGTTAAATGTGCCTAAATTATCTAAAGAAGAATTATTAAACATAATATTACCATCAACAAAAATACTATCTATTATTTTAAAGATATTTTCATTTGTAACTGGAGAATTAGAGGTTATGAGAATTCTTACTAAATATGGTTTATTTGCATACTCATAATTTGGTGCAATGACTGTTGTAACACGATATTTAACATTTTTTCTTTCCCATGATAAAAACAGGTTAAATTCTTTAATTGAAGTTGTATCTGATAAGTTTACATATAAGTCATCAATAGTTCGAAAATCATATATATGGCTGTCGGTTGAATAAATTTTTATGCTCAATGTTGTTTCTTCATTATAATTATCAAATTTTTTTATGACATTTGTCAAGGTGTCATAAAAATCAATACAATAAGATTTATCTATTTTATTAACGTTTAAATTAATATTTTTGTTTAAAGTTGTTTCCATACCAAATACTCCCTTACATATTATGTTAAAATTATACAATTTTTGAGTAGGAGTGTAAAGATAAAAATATAAATAGGAGGTACAAATGAATAATCTAAAAATCTTTGACAACAAAGAATTTGGACAAGTAAGAACAATACAGATAAATAATCAACCTTGGTTTGTAGCAAAAGATATATGCGAAATTTTAGAGTTAACTAATACAACAGTAGCAATACAGAATTTAGACGTTGACGAGGTGACTAAGTTTAACTTAGGAGGCTTAATAGGAGAAACTAATTTAATAAATGAAAGTGGTTTATATGCTCTAGTTATTCGTAGTAGAAAGCCTACAGCTAAAAGTTTTAGAAAATGGATAACAAGCGAAGTGTTGCCAACAATCCGCAAAACAGGCGGTTATGTAAATAATGATGATTTATTTATAAATACATATTTACCAAATGCAGATGAACAAACAAAACTTATGTTTAAAAGCCAACTAAGTGTAATAAGAAACCTTAACAGTAAGATAGAGCAGGATAAAAACAAAGTGTTGTTTGCTGACGCTGTGTCAACTTCACATACAGATATATTAATCGGAGACTTAGCAAAGATACTTAAACAAAATGGAATAGATGTTGGAGCAAAGAGATTGTTCCAGTGGTTAAGAGACAATAAATATTTAATTAGTAGAAAAGGTACAGATTATAATATGCCTTCTCAAAAGAGTATGGAATTAGGACTATTTAGAATTAAAGAAACTTCTATAAATCACCCAGACGGTCATACGAGCACAAGCAAGACACCTAAAGTAACGGGCAAAGGACAACAATATTTTGTAAGCAAATTCTTGAACTAAGGAGGGACAAGCATGGCAGAAAACATACAAGCTATAGGATCATGTTTCCTATTAACTAATTTTATGTGGTGTATAGTAGTTATATTTTGCAACTTTAAGAAGTACGGAGGTCGCAAATGAAAGAAAAGCTAATGTGTATAGTTTTTGTAGCAATATTATTACTAGCAAGTGCATTTGACAGTATTTATAAATTAATATTTTAAAAATAGGAGGATTTTATGAAAATAAAAGGATTTAAAGGATTCAATAAGGATTTAAAGTGTAGAGATTATCAATTTGAGTTAGGCAAAGAATACGAGGAAAAAGAGGGAGCTAGTTGCTGTAATTATGGATTCCATTTCTGCGAATATCCGCTAGATGTATTTAATTATTACGCTCCTTCTGAAAGCAGATATTGTGAAGTTGAAGGAAGTGGGAAAATAGATAAAGAGGACAGCGATAGCAAGGTTGCTGCATCTAAAATTTCTATTGGTTTAGAGATAGGTATACCAGGATTGGTTAAAGCAGCGGTTGAGTACATAAAATCTAAAGTTGATTGGGATAATGCAAAAGAATCTAACGATAAAGACCAAAGTGCTGCAACTAACACAGGAGACCAAAGTGCTGCAACTAACACAGGAGACCAAAGTGCTGCAACTAACACAGGATACCAAAGTGCTGCAACTAACACAGGATACCAAAGTGCTGCAACTAACACAGGATACCGAAGTGCTGCAACTAACACAGGAGACCGAAGTGCTGCAACTAACACAGGATACCAAAGTGCTGCAACTAACACAGGAGACTATAGTACTGCTACAGTAGAGGGAAAAGAAAGCATAGCAATGTCCATGGGAATAGAAGGCAAAGCTAAAGGTGCATTAGGTTGTTACATAGTTCTCACAGAATGGTATCAAGACAAAAATTATAACTGGCATATTAAGAATGTAAAGTCTGCAAAAGTTGACGGTAAAGTCATAAAAGAAAATACGTTCTATATGCTAAAAAATGATGAATTTATTGAAGTTGAATAAAATTTGGAGGATTTGAAAAATGTGTAATTGCATTGAAGAAATTAAAAAACTTGTTTTAGACAATTTTAACGAAAATTATAACTTCCCGCACGGACTAGCTGAAAAAACGGAAATAGATTTACCAAATGAGAGTTTAATATTAAAGGGTTCAAAAGCAGTAAAAGCGTTACTTGTGCCCTCAATAATAACTTATAGAGAAAATAAGAAAGACGGTACACCTAAACAACATAAATCATCAAGAGAAATATCATTACAGTGTGATTATTGTCCATTCTGTGGAGAGAAAATTGGAGAGGAGAAGAAAGATGAAATTACAAACAAGTGATTTAAAATATGCGCTCAATGTAGCTAAAAAGTCTATAAAGAAAGGCTCATTTGGTACAACAATAAGCAAAGTAATACATTTTGAATGCAAAGATAAAATTTTAACCATAGTTGGCTTAGATGGGTTTAGGGGAAATTTCTTAAAAATTAGCGTTGATTCAGACGAGGAATTTGCTTTCAACATAGAACATTTTGACGTTCCTAAATATGCAGGACAAACAGTTTGTATATTTATAACAGGTGATAAGGTTTTATTTGATTTTGACACTGTTTTAATTAGAAAAGAAAATATTGACTTATCAATTGACTATCCAACAATTGAAAAATTAACATCAGAGAAAAAACCAGTTTTCAAGATAGCGTTCAATCCTAAATACATAAAAGAAGCTTTGTCCGTATTACCAAAATACAATGATTGCGTAATATTTGAATTTTACGGCTCTATAAGTCCAGGAATAATTAAGGTGCAGAATGAACTATTTGAGAGCGACATAAGACTGATATTGCCAGTTAGAAGTGATGAAACGGCAGAATTTAAAGATTGAAATTTAGGAGGATGAAAAATGTTATTTGAAGTAACAAGAACTAGTATTTATACAGATAATAAACCTTTTGAAAACTGCAAAGAAATACAACTTACACACTTAGAAATTAGAACACTAAAAACTCCAAATGAATTTGATGATAAATTTGGTTACAGAGAGGGGAAATGGCTAGAAAAAGGTACTAACCACAGAATAATTAACGGTCGTATAGCAAGAGATTTAGACAAAGAAAACACTTGGGGTATAGAAATAGGCTCACTGGAAGAGTTAATGCAATTTGTTGAAAGCGTTAAAAATGATGTAATTATAACAACAAGTACAATAGATAAAAAAACGCCGAGCCTAGAAATATACGACGATTACAGAGAGTAGGTGTTAGATATGAGAGCTCCAACACTAGAAGAAAGATTAAGATATACATACAAACTCTGTAAATGTGGTAAAGAGTATAACGTAAGTAAGTACCATGTAGGACCATATAAATGTTATGGATGTGAAGCTAAAGAGAGGAGGAAAAAGAAATGACAGACGGTGAAATAAGAGGATTTTATAGAGATTCTAAAGATAAGAAAAAAGCTATTAAATATTTAAAAGACATGACAGGATATAGTAAAAATGAAATATTAAAAATACTCGAAGCTGGCGGCTATGACATTTCTATATTTGAGTTTGATAAAGAAGATGATGAAGTCGAAAGAACATATCCGAGAAATTTTGACGAAGTAAAAGCATTAGAATTATACAACAAAGGCGCATACGACGGTGTAATTGCTACAGAGTGTAAGGTAACAAGAGCAACAATATGTTTGTGGCGAAAAGACAACAATTTGACTTCCAAATATTCTATTGAAAAAGAAATTGCTAAAAGTAAGATTTTAGACCTCTATTATAAAGGTTTAAATGATAGACAAATTTCCGAAGAGATTGGATTATCGACAGATACAGTTCGCAAATTTAGAAATAATTATGACTTAAAGCCTGTAAAAAAAGAAAAAGCCGCACAGTTGGCGCTGTAACGGCACTTTTAAAAACAATTCAAGATAAAGGTAACACAATATATTATAAAAATCAAGATAAATTTTACAAGGAGTGATCCAGTGAACATATATGAAAAAATGTTAAAAGCTACAGAACAAATAGGTGCAGTAGCGAAAAATTTAGAAGTAGGGAAAGGCAGCAATCAATATAAAGCTGTAGGCGAAGCAGATGTATTAAAAGCAGTAAAGCCTATAGAGCAAGAATTAGGAATATATAGTTTTCCTTATAGTAGACAAATAGTAGATACTAATATATTTACAACGACAGGTCAATATGGTGAAAAACAAAATCTTTTTATGAGGTTAGAAACAATTTATAGATTTGTAAACATAGAGAAACCCGAGGAATTTATAGACATAACTACATATGGCGACGGGGTAGATAGCCAAGATAAAGCGCCAGGCAAAGCAATGACATACGGTGATAAATATGCTTTATTGAAAGCTTATAAGATACAAACAGGTGATGACCCCGACCAAGAAGCGAGCCAAGATGGAAAATTTAACAAAAAAGAAACTTCAACTAAAAAAGAGGTACAGGCTCAAACCAAAGCAGAAACTAAGACAATAGACAAATTAAAGATCGATTCATTGCAAGAGCTTATAGACAAAAAAGGCACAAATGCAATTGCTATATGTCAGCATTATAAAATAGATAGTTTAGCTAAAATGACAATTCCTATGTGGCAGCATGCAATGAATTTATTACAAGTTAAAAAAGATGTAGAACAAGTAGATTTAGGATTATAGAAATGTCTGAAAAAACTGAATATTTTAATCCTGAATCAGTTGAGGAAATAGACTGGGAAGAATACGACAAAATATGGGAAAGTAAATGGAAATGGGAAATTAATTAGGAGGATATTATGCAAGAAATAATTATATTAAATGAGGTTGTACCAGTAATTGAGATAAATTTTGAAGAAGTTAAAAGAGGACTAACAGAAACTCTACAAGAATACAAAGGTTATGTTGTAACTGATGAAAACTTAAGCCTTTGCAAAGCTACTCAAAAGAAACTAGCAGGACTTAGAACGGATATTGATACATACAGAAAAGATAAGAAGAAAATTTTATCAGCACCAATTGTAGATTTTGAAAATCAATGCAAAGAGTTAATCTCCTTAGTTGAGCAAGCTGAACAGCCTATCAAAGATGGAATAAAAGTGTTTGATGATGTGAAAAGAGAAGAAAAAAGACAAACAGCGCTCAAAATAATTGAAGAAGCTATTATAAAAATCGGACTAAACGAGAAGTATGCTTCTGAATTATATGTAGAGGATAAATATTGCAATTTATCTGCAAAGAAATCTGATGTAAAAACAGATGTTGAACAAAGAGCATTCGCATTAAAAATAGACCAAGACAGAGAGCAAGAGTTATTAGAAATTATACAAGACACTATAGACACAGAAAATCAACGCATTAATAAAAAATTAACTCTTGCAGACTTCAACAGATTAATTCAAATGAACGTTCCTACAAAAGACATATTGCAAGAGATTAAACAAAGAGCAAACGCAATATATGAAGCCGAGAATCCTAAACCAATAGAACCTACACCACCAGAACCAGAGCCAATGAAAGAACCTACAAAAGAAGATGTTAAAGTTATAACTGTTGAAGAAGTAAAAGAAACGTGTTTTGCAGTATATAGAATCGTTGGCGAATTAGAACAGTTGAGGAAAGTGTCAGCGTTTTTAAAAGAAAATGACATAACTTATAAAGTTTTAGACCAAGGTAAATTGTAAAAATGGACTTTGAAACAAAACAATTTGACTATAGCTTTAATCGTAATGGAGATATACAACTAACCTTTACAATAGACAAGCAGTATAAGGGCAATATCGAAGCATTAAGCGAGTTGTTTAACGAAGATAGTATAAAAGTCATAAAGATAGATAAAAAGCGTAAAAAGCGAAGTTTAAACGCAAATAATTATGCTTGGAAACTTATTACGGAGATTGCGAATGCATTAAGAAGCAGCAAAGAAGAAGTATATTTCCAAATGCTTAAAAATTACGGTCAAATGGTTACTGTAAGCATAGAAGAAAAGGCAGTAGATACATTTCTTAGGAATGGAGAAGTTGCAAAGTATTCAGAGATATTTGCAGAGGGTACAGTTAACGGAAAGTTATTCAAACATATCCACGTATGGATTGGTAGCAGTCAGTATAACACACAAGAAATGTCTATCTTTATTGACGGAATAGTATCAGAGTGTACGGACTTAAAAATTTGTACACTCACACCACAAGAACTAGAAAAATTAAAAAATAATTGGAGAGTGTAAAATGGAAGCTAAAAAATATTTTGAGGAACAAGTTAGAATGTTTGACAGTTTAAGAATATGTAGCAAGGGAATATCAAATTGCCATGGTGTTAAATGTGATGATTGTCCATTAAGTAGTAAAAAGAATGGAGATTGTTATAAAAATAGTATTAGAGGCGTTGACATAGTGGAAAAATGGAGCAAAGAACACCCACAAAAGACAATGCTTGTAGATATTTTAGAAAAGCATCCTAACATACCACTTAAAGATGGATATCCGGAATATGAATGTCCGCACCATTTAGGATATGAAAAAGAAAGATACTCCAAGTGCAGAGGAAGTATCGATTGTGTCGAGTGTTGGGATAGACCACTAAATAGCAATGAGCAAGCCAACTAAATCACTCCTACAAGACTATGAAGAACAACCTTGGTGCTATGAATGTGGCAGGACTTACGGTTTAACAGAACATCATTGTTTATTTGGCAGAGGTGTAAGGAAACTAGCTGAAAAGTACGGATTAAAAGTGTTATTGTGTTTTATACATCACGGTAAAAAAGGCAAAGAAGATGTTCACGAGGGAAATATAGAATTAAAAGAAAAGCTACAGCAACTAGCACAGACAGAATTTGAAAAGCTTTATGGACATGAAAAATATATGAAAATTTTTGGTACAAATTATTTATAGAGGGGTATATCCCCTCCCTTATGGGGGTGATTTACATAGACGATAATAAAGGTTGGATAAGTGTATATAGGAATATTCAAGATTGCTGGATATGGAAAGATGATGTATTTTCACGAGGCCAAGCTTGGATAGATTTATTGCTACTAGCCAACCATGAGGACAAGAAAATATTGTTTAACGGTCAGTTGACAGTTGTTGAAAGAGGTCAAAGAATAACCTCTATAAGACAGTTGTGCGATAGGTGGAAATGGAGCAATAGAAAAGTAGTTAATTTTTTAGAATTGTTAGAAAGTGACGGAATGTTGGTTAAAAAAAGCGACAGCAAAGCGACACTTATAACCATTGAAAATTACGACAAATATCAGAATGTAGAAAACAAAAAAGCGACAGCAAAGCGACAGACACGCATTTCAGAAGCGACAGAGACGCACACAAACAATAATTATAAACAATTAATAAATAATGATAATAATATAGGGGAAAAATCTAATCGATTTATCCCGCCAACTTTAGAAGAAGTAAAAGCCTATTGTTTAGAGAGAAAAAATAATGTAGATGCACAAAAGTTCATAGACCATTATACAACTGCTAATTGGTATAGAGGAAAAACTAAAATAAAAGATTGGAAAGCTTGTATAAGAACATGGGAACAAAACAATAAACAAACTGCTAATACTTCTACTACTAAGCCAAATAAATTCCACAATGAAATGGATAAACGGACAACGAATTATACGCCGGAGCAACTAGAAGAAATAGGCAGAAAGAATTTAGAAAATAAATTGAAAAAGTTAAGAGGTGAGTAATGAATACAGTTTTGAAATATCCTGGAGCAAAGAATCGTATAGCTCCTTGGATAATAGATCATATACCAGAACATAGCGTATACCTTGAGCCATACTTTGGTAGTGGAGCAGTATTTTTCAATAAAAAGCCTTGCAAGATAGAAACAATAAACGACTTGAATAGTGATGTGGTAAATTATTTTAAAGTATTAAGAGATAATCCAACTGAATTAATAGAATTACTTGAACTAACTCCTTATTGTCGAGACGAATACAATAACGCTTATGATAACACAGATAATGATACAGATATTGAAAAAGCTAGAAAATTTGTAGTTAAGTGCTTTATGGGATTTGGATGTAGTAACTTATATAAAAATGGATTTAGGAGTAGCCAACAAAGCAATTCACCACATACAACAAAAGCATGGTGTGAACTTCCTGAAACTTTAAAGAAAGCTACAGTTAGATTAAAAAACGCACAGATAGAAAATCTTTCAGCTATAGAAGTTATTAATAGATACAACACAGCAGATGTTTTTATATACGCAGACCCTCCGTACTTATTAGATACTCGAAAAGGTTATTTGTATAAGCATGAAATGTCAGACGAACAACACATTGAGCTTTTAGAGTTATTAACAAAGCATCCAGGAAAGGTAATGATTTCAGGATATGAGAATGACTTATATAATAACATTTTAAAAGGTTGGGAAAAAGCATATAAAAACACTACAGCAGAAAAAGGGTTACAAAGGCAAGAGGTAATCTGGATGAATTACGAAATTGAAAAACAGATTAATTTAATAGAGGTGTAATATGAACAATCCATGTTTAAACTGTGCACAACGCAAACTATATTGTCATTGTGTATGTGGAAAGCATAAAGATTATAAGAAAGTACAAAACTTCATAAATCAAGCTATCAAGAGAGATAGAGAATATACATTTGTTGGAACAGAAGCATTTGAATTGAAAAGAGTGTGAAATATGAAAACAGAATTATTTAACGACAACTTTCAGAATTATAAAAGATATAACATACCAAAGGCACAGTTAGTAATAGCAGATATTCCATATAACTTAGGGAATAATGCTTATGCTTCTAATCCTGTGTGGTACATAGACGGAGATAACAAAAACGGAGAGAGTGACAAAGCGGGTAAAGCATTCTTTAATACGGATCACAATTTCAACATAGCAGAATATTTTCATTTCTGTAGCAAGTTATTAAAAAAAGAGCCAAAGGAAAAGGGAAAAGCGCCTTGTATGATAGTGTTTTGTAGCTTTCAACAATTGGAAATGGTTATAGCTTATGGTAAAAAGCACGGTTTTAATAATCATATTCCGCTAGTGTTTATTAAAAACTACTCGGCGCAAGTTTTAAAAGCTAACATGAAAATCGTCGGTGCTACTGAATATGGTTTGGTGTTGTATAGGGATAAACTGCCTAAGTTTAACAACAACGGAAAAATGATATTCAACTGGTTTGAATGGAAAAGAGACAGCACAAAACAATATCCTAAGATACACCCAACACAAAAGCCGATTAGTGTACTAAAACAACTTATAGAAATATTTACAGATGAGGGTGATGTGGTAATTGATCCATGCGCAGGAAGTGCAACAACATTAAGAGCCAGCATGGAGTTAGACAGAAATTCATATGGTTTTGAAATATCGAAAGAAATTTATAAAAGAGCTAAAAATGAAATGTTATCAGCTCCGGTACAGACAAGTATTAGATTATAGGAGGTCTTATGAAGCGAACATTTGAAAACTGCTCTATAAGAAAAAGAGCAACAGGACCACTCGGAGCATTTAACGATACAAGTTTAAATGATAAGGGACAATGTAAGGGATTTAAGTTGCCGTATCCACGTAACGTATTAAAATATTGTGAAAAATGTGAATTATGGGAGGGTAATAATGAATGATATAACACTAGATATGATAGAAGAAATGCAACATTGTATAGGTTTTGACAAAAATAGAGTGACCGGGACAAAACACAGAGTAATGCATGCATATAGAAACCATTTTTGTGACCATAAAGATAATGAAAAGTGGAATAAATTAAGAGACTTGGGATTAGCAAGTATGGGTTCTGAGGATAAAAACGGAATAACTTTTTTTCATTTAACCGAAAAAGGTTTTGAATTTCTAGCGAATTTATGTGGATTTAAAGAGATAAAAGAAATAGATTAGGAGGGTAACAATGAGTAATTTTATAAAAATTAATAATATAGATATACAGCCAAACTATTGGAAAAACATCTGCGATATGCAACAAAAACAAGTTGAAAAAGGCATTAGTAAGTACGGACAGAGACTAGAAAATAATACAGAACTTACAGCTGTAGAAAGAATTACATACTTACAAGAAGAATTAATAGACGGATTGATGTACTGTGAACATCTAAAAGACCAAATAAAAAAGGTTACAGATACAGAATACATGCTTAATCTTCTGGAAAAACAAGAACCTATGACAATGGAAAAAGTTAATGATTACATGTGTACCTGTCCTAAGTGTGGACATTTAGTAAATACAGCATATAAACATTGCTGTGAATGCGGGCAGGTGTTGAAGAAATGATTAAATTTGAGATACCATTCAAAGTCACAGGCGAATACGGAATGAATAAGATATACGCAGGAATCCATTGGGCAAAGAGAAAAAAACAAGCAGATGAAATACATATGCTAGTATGGAGCGAGTTAAGGCGACAAAAAATTGCTAAAAAAATCTTTGAAAAGCCTGTAATTATAACAATTATTTACAATAGCAATCTTGATATCGATAATCATGGCTATTTAACTAAAATGCTAATAGATGGATTAAAAGGATATTTAATAGTTGATGATGATAAAAAACACGTTGATGAGCTAAGACAGAAATTTCATAGCGGTAAAGGTATATTAATTGAAATTGAGGAGGTACAAGGTAATGAATGATGCTGAATTAAAATTGCTATTAGAATTATTAAATAAATTTGCCGACGAATTAAGTGAAGAAAAATTAATGGATAGGGTAAGAAAAATTGAAGAAGTAATTTATATTACTAATGAAAGAATTAGTATAGCGGAGGTGCAGGAATGATAATTAAGTGTACAGAGGAAGAAAAGGAATTTATTCTAAAAGAAAAATGTCCTCGTGATTTTAAAGAAATAGAAAACACAATTTGTTGCAGTAGTTATAGCTTGTGCAAAAGGTGTTTTAATGATAACAACATTTTATTTGAAATTAAGGGGGTAGTTGAATATGAATAGTGTTGTATTAATAGGCAGATTAGCCAAAGACCCAGATTTAAAATTCACGCCATCTGGTATGGCGGTAACTAGAATAACCTTAGCAGTAGATAAAGAATTATTTGGAGATAAGAAACAAGAAGCTATTAATCAAGGAAAACCAACTGCAGATTTTATAAATGTTTCAGTGTTTGGTAAACAAGCAGAAAACGCAGCTAATTACTTAAATAAAGGTTCTATGTGTGCGATTCAAGGAAGAATTAATACAGGTAGTTACACTACACAAACAGGCGAAAAAAGATATACAACCGAGGTTACAGCAAATAGAGTTGAGTTTTTAGGTGGTAAGGAGCAAAAGCCATCTACAGATAGTAATTTCTTTGATGATTTCACAGAGGATGATAATGATATTTTTGAGCCAGTGGATTCGGAGGATATACCTTTTTTAACGAGGTGATGAAGTGAAAAAACAATTAAAAGTAGCGTGGTTTAGTGCTGGGGTATCTAGCTTTATTGCTAGCTACATTTCTAAACCAGATAAAGTAATATACATAGATATAGACAATCAACACCCAGATAGCATGCGTTTTGTAAAGGATTGCGAGACAATACTTAATAAGCCTATAGAAGTACTTAAATCGCAATATGGAAGTGTTGATAATGTAATAGAGCAATTTAGATTTATAAGTTCTGCATATGGTGCTAAATGTACTGATGTACTTAAAAAGAGAGTACGCAAAGAATGGGAATATGCACACAATGACTATGACATAATTTATGTATGGGGATTTGATTTATCAGAGAAGCATAGAGCTGAAAGATTACTAGAAAGTATGCCAGAGTTTAAGCATGAATTCCCGCTAATAGAAAATCAATTAACCAAGCAAGAATGTCATGGCATATGTGAAAAATTAGGAGTAAAAAGACCTATAATGTATGACTTAGGTTATCTCAACAATAATTGTATAGGTTGTGTTAAAGGCGGAATGTGGTACTGGAATCAGATAAGAAAAGACTTTCCAGAGGTATTTAAACGAAGAGCAGAACAAGAAAGACTAATAGGTTATAGTTGTATAAAAGGCATATTCTTAGATGAATTAGAGCCAAATAGAGGGCTAAAAACAGATGAAATAAGCCAAGATTGCAATATAATGTGTGAATTAATGATAATTTAAAAACCAAAGAAAGGAGACGGAGTTGCGCGCGCATATAAGAGCTCTTACTCCTTTCTAGGATAGTATAACTAGTAAGTAGTAGTTAGGATAATTAAAATTTAGCGGAGGATATTATGAAAAAATGCAAAGCAAATGTAATGTGTGACTATCGTGAAGATGATAATATTTGTACATTTAATCATTCTTGCAAAGGTCAAACTATAGAATCAAATAGAGAACACTTTTTCGGAGATGGATTAATTGCAGATACAGTTATGTTATTAACATATGATAATCATAACAGAGCTGAATGCAGATTATTTAAAAAAACATTAAAAGAAATGTCTCCAAAAGAATTAAAAAAATGGTTGGATGAACCAGTTGATAATAGATTCAATTGGTAAGATAAACTAAAATCTAAGGAGGTATATATTGAACATAATAGACGAGTTTAGACGAGTAACAGAAGAAATGGCAGTAGCAGAGAGTGTACTTAATAGTATAAATAGAGATATAAGGCAAAATATAAATGCATATAAGCCTAACCAAATGGGCGGTATAGATTACAGCAAAGACAAGATACAAAATAGTAACATGCAATTAGATATATTCAGCAATTACGCAGAGCTTCAAGGACTATGGGAAGATAGAGACAGAGCAGAAAAAGACTTTGAAGAAATAAAAACTCAAAGAGATGCCCTTGAAAAGACTATCAATAGCCTTGGAGATATAGAAAAGAAAGTATTGATGCGTAGGATAAAAGGATACAGCAATAGACAAATTGCAGATGAATTACATTATTCGCTCAGAGGCGTAGAAGATATTTTTAAAAGAGCTAGAAAAAAAACTAAAGTGTGTGGTGAAAACGTGGTTGAAGATGTGGTACAATAATATTGTAAAAGTATAATTAAATATTCCTCCAAAAGAGACATCTGTAATAGGTGTCTTTTTATTTACTAATTTGTTATATTATGGTATGATGAATAAAAATATTGGGAGGATATAAATATGGATAGATCACAATTTGTTAATAGAGAAGAAATAATTGATAGCTTTAATTATTTAATCAAATTTGGGACAAAAGAGAGACTAGAAAGCTTGCAAAAGGGAAATCTGTACATGAATAATCTAAAGTATTTTAATGATTTAGAAAAAACATCTGGTATAAGCGGTATGGGAGATATAAATGATGGTAAATTGGTATTAAATAGTTTGAAAATTCAGTTGATAGACCCTAATGATGATAAAAAAATAATAGAATTTGATACAGATAAATCAATGCTAGAAATAGGGATAGCACAATTGCCCGTATTTTGTATGTATACAATAGATAAAAGAAACTTAATAGAAGAAGAAATAGAAGATGAAAATACTTATATATTTAAATTTGGTTTTAAAGATGAAGAAAAAACTAAAATTCAAAGCAGCTTTGGTCCTTATGCATTAATGATTAAAAATCATGATGAATTTATCAAAAGACTAACTAGCGCTTTTAGAAAAAATAATTTTCATTATATGGGAAGCAAGGTTTTATATTCTGATTTTTCAATAAATGAAAAAGAAAGAATCGAAGATTGTTCTAGTAATGAGTTTAGATTTGCATATTGGAAAGATTATAATAAATTTGAACATCAGCATGAGTATAGGGTTTTGTGTACAAATAATCCAGTAGAAAAAAATATGGAAATATTTATAGGGGATATAAGCGACATAACGCTTTTGTTAAAAACAGAAGATTTGTTTAGTTATGAATTCATAGTAGAAGCTTCATATAAACAGGATATTAACAAAGAGAACTCTTAAAGGGTTCTCTTTTTTATGCAAAGAAGGTGAGTAATTGAAAGGAATAACAAAAGTAAATGTATATATGAAGTGGGAAGATAACAAGATAGAGTGTATATGTCTACAGAAAGATTGTGAGTGCGTAAAGAAAGATAATTGTGAGACTGATTCAGTTACTCACGATAAGTATGAGGGTATTGAATATTGCTTTAAACAGGATAGGTACGGAAAATAAGCTTTGTTTAAATATCAATATTAAGTTACATAGTGTGTACTGTGTAGTACAAACAAATATAATAAATATGTATTCAAAATAAAGAATAACACTTAGGAAACTAGGTGCTTTTTTAATTGGAGTTGATATGGCATTAAAGAAAACATGTACATGCGGAAAGGTAATCGACTATAGCAAACAGTATTGTGATGATTGTACAAGGAAGAATGAAGAGTACAAGGCGCAAAGATATAAGTATTACGATAATAACATAAGAGATAAACAATCCACTGCTTTTTATAATTCTTTAGAGTGGGAGGCAACAAGGGCGGAGGTATTACGCAACCACAAAGGATTAGATTTATATGAATATTATATTAATAAAAAGATTGTGTACGCTGATACTGTACATCATATAGTGGAGCTTAAAGAGAATTGGAATAGAAGATTAGATATAAGCAATCTATTTCCTATGTCATCCAGTACCCATAGTATGATACATAAGTTGTACAAGAAAGATAAAAAAGTAACACAGAAATTACTATTTGAATTAATAAAAAGATGGGAGAAAGAATATGGAATACGATAATTTAATTAAGATTAGAGATACATTTAGAGAGACCGCAGACATCATAGATGAAATACTAGAATTGGGTAAGAGGGAAGGCGAAGGAGAAGACATAAAGAAAGAATCAGAGGCAGCTTTTGGTAGATTTATGTTGAAGATGATAGAACTTCAATCATTGCAGGGGTAGGGGGTATCGAAAAAGTTTTAAACAACATTCTAGATACCACGTGTCAACCCTCGCTCTAAAAAAAATCCCAAAATAAGATTTTGAAGGAGGTGTCCTTAATGACGAGACCGGCAAAGCCATTTTCTATATTAAAAGCAGAGGGAAAATCACATCGAACAAAAGCAGAGTTAGAGAAAAGAAAAAAAGGCGAGGAAGCTTTATCTACAGGCACGGAATTAAGAGAACGCCCTGAGGTAAAAAACAATTCTGTAGCCCATAAGGAATTTTTAAGAATCAATAAACTCTTGAAAAACATAGAGAAGAATGATGCAATATATGAGGCTGTTATAAATCGTTACTGTTTATTGCAATCCGAATGTGTTGACCTAGAAAAGAAGAGAGAGAGCTGCTATCAATTGATTATTAAACTAGATGAACGCTTTGATAAAGAAATTGATAAAACGCCAGGGGAAGAGCGAGCAAAGTTAATAAGAAGTTATTCGAAAAGTTACAACGACTTATTGAAGAGTTTACTCGCTTGTGATTCACAAATACAAACTAAAAGAAGAATGCTCTTAGATATAGAAAAAGAAAACATTATGACTATTGCCGCAGCTCTTAGGTCTATCCCCAAGGAAGTTGACGAAGGCGATGATCCATTACTTAAAGTATTGCGTGGTGGTTAATATTGTTATTAGAAAAAGCTTTAAGATATGCTAAAAAAGTTGTTGCTGGTAAAGAAATAACAACAAAGGAAGTTATAGTCCAATGCGCTTGGTTTATAAGAGATTTAGAAAAGCAAGAGGACGAAGATTATCCTTACTACTTAGACGAGGAAGAACTTAATAGAATACAAGGAATACTTACATTACTTAATTTCGCAACTGGATTAGGCGTAATAGGTAAAAATATATTAGAAGGCTTGGAAGATTTTCAGGCTTTTTTTATTGTCAATATATTTGGATGGAGATTTAAAGATAATAAAGAGAAATATAGATATAGAGATGTAACTCTTTTTATTCCGAGAAAGAATGCCAAAACTTTTATTTGTGCATTAATTTTGATTATTCTGATGCTTACAGAGGACAATTACTCGGAGTTTTACTCAATTTGCCTAGATAGGGACCTTGCAGGTGAAGTGAAAAAAGCAATGACACAAATCATCGACGCAAGTCCGGCAATCGGTAAATACTTTAAGACCTCTACAACTTTAAGTGGGAAAATAACATGTAAGATTACAAATAGTTTCTACCAAGCAAGAACGGCAGAAGCTAATAGAAATAATTCAATAAGACCTAGTGCATTTATTGCTGACGAAGTAGGGGCGTTTAGAGACAATAAAAATATAGCAGCTATGAAATCTGGACAATTAAACGTTAAGAATCCTTTAAGATTTAAACTTACAACTGCTTATGCAGAAACTGAAAGCATAATGATTGAAGAACTTGACTACATCAGAAAAGTTTATGATGGAGTAGTTGAAGATGACAGGATGTTTGCACTTCTGTATTATGCAGAAGAAGAACACGCATGGGATGACATTGGTTTAATGCAAGCAAATCCATTACGGATTGAAGAAAACTATCAAGAGATTAGAGACAATAGAAAAACCGCTCTCGAAAAACCTTCCGAACGTGCAGAGTTTTTAACAAAGCACATGAATATATTTGTTAACGACATAAAGGAAGATCCTTATATCGTATTTGATAGATGGAAAAAATGCGAAGTTAAAAAGATAGATTTACAAGGAAAAGAAGTAGCTGTCGGAGTGGATTTATCTTTAACAACAGACCTTACGGCGGTAGATATATTGTATAAAGAAGATGGCAAATACTATATCAAAGCACATGCATTTCTTCCTGAAAACTCTATAAATACAAGAAGAGAGAAAATTGACTATAGACAAATGGCCGAACTAGATTACTGTACTATAACAAAAGGCGATATTGTTGATTACAATTTGGTAGAAAGTCACATACGGTCCATAGAAGAGACTTATAACTGTAAGATAAAAGTTATAGTTTCTGACCCATTTAACGCTGTGCAGATGATGCAGTCTTTAGCAGAGGATTACGAGGTAATTTTAATAAAACAAACTTACGGAAATTTAAGTCCTCCGTTGAAAAGTTTTAGAAATGATGTCTATCTCGGGAACGTAGTGTACGAAGAAAATAAACTACTAGATTGGAATATGAGTAATGCAACCACAGTTACAGGGCGCACAACAGACGATATTCTGCTTGCTAAAGTTAATAAAAATAAGCACAGGATAGACATGGTTATGGCTGCTATATTTGCATACAGTAAAATATACCTAGATGATACAGAATTGAATATAAACGAAATTACAAAAGATTATCTAGCAATGATGGGATGGTAAGGAGGTGAGAGATTGAATGTGTTGAGAAAAATACAAAGCAAAATAGTAAATATGATAAGTCCTAGAACAACCGCGGACATGCAAAGTGAGGAATTACTTGAATGGTTAGGCATAAGTCGGACACCTAAAAGATTAATAAGCGAAGTTACTTACTTTACTTGTTTGAAAATGCTGTCTGAAACTTTAGGCAAAATGCCACTTAAATTTTATCAAAACAGTGAAGATGGCATATTGAAAGCAAAATCAAATACCGCCCATAGAATTTTAAGTACACGTCCAAATGCCTTGATGACACCTTCTATATTTTGGTCGACAGTAGAACAAAATAGAAACCACTATGGCAATGCATATGTATGGATAAGAAGAGTTTTTAAACCGGCTAGATACGGGGGAAGTTATGAAATAAAAGACTTCTGGATAATGCCTTCTGATTGCGTAAGGATATTTATAGATGATGTTGGCGTATTTGGTGGTAAGGGAGATTTATGGTATAACTACACTGATAAACATACAGGTAAAAGTTATACATTTAGGTCTAATGATGTTATGCATTTTAAAACTTCACATAGCTTTGATGGTATTACAGGAATAGCAGTAAAAGATATTTTAAAATCTACCTTAGAAGGTGGACTAGAAAGCCAAAACTTTATGAATAATCTTTATAAGACTGGATTAACCGGAAAAGCTGTGCTTGAGTATGTAGGAGATTTAGACAAGAAAGCGCAAGAAAGACTTGTGAAAGGTTTTGAGGATTTCGGAAGTGGTTCAGCTAATAGTGGAAAAATAATTCCTGTACCACTTGGCATGAAACTTGTGCCCTTGGACATTAAATTAACAGATTCTCAATTTTTTGAACTAAAAAAATTCAGTGCTTTACAGATTGCTGGAGCGCTTGGAATAAAACCTAATCAAATTAATGATTATGAAAAGTCTTCATATTCAAACTCTGAAATGCAACAACTAAGTTTTTATGTTGATACAGAGCTGTTTATTCTCAAACAATACGAAGAAGAAATTAATTATAAAACGCTCACAGAACAAGAACTCAATCAAGGGTTCTTTTTTAAATTCAATGAAAAGGTAATTTTAAGAACAGATAGCAAGACACAAATAGAAACGCTGTCTAAAGCTGTAAATAACGGAATATACACACCAAATGAAGCAAGAGAATATTTAGATAAACCAAAAGTAAAAGGAGGGGATAAACTTGTTATGAATGGCAATTACATCCCAATAGAAATGGTAGGTAAACAATATGGCAAGAAAGGAGGCACAGTCAATGAAGAATAAAAAATACTGGGAGTTTAAGGCGAAATCACAAGACGAAGCCGATTTGTACTTATACATAGAAATAGCATCCTGGGGTGGAGGCAATTACGCTCATTCAGCGCAAAGTTTCAAACGAGAACTAGATGCTTTAGGAGAAATTAAAGTCTTAAATGTCTATATTAATTCTCCTGGGGGCGATGTATTCGAGGGCAACGCAATATATAACATGTTAAAACGCAAAGCGCAAAAATGTATAGTAAACATATGTGTAGACGGCATGGCCGCTAGCATTGCATCGGTCATTGCTATGTCTGGTACTAAAATTATAATGCCTAACAATACAATGATGATGGTTCATAATGCATGGATGTATACATATGGAAACTCAAAGGAACTAAGAAATGCTGCGGATATGCTCGACAAATGCAACATGACAGTCAAACAGGCATACCTAAACAAAGCGGGAGACAAACTTGACGAGGAAACAATAACAGATTTAATGGATAACGAAACATGGCTTACGGCTCAAGAATGCCTTGATTACGGTTTGTGCGATGAAGTCATTGGAGAAAAGCAGATTGCAGCTAAATTTGATATGTCTTTATTGAAGAATTTTAAAAACATTCCTGATAAATTTCTCGAAAAAGAAAAAGAAAGGGATACCAAGACGCCCGAGGACACAATAAGACAGATTATTAAAGAGGAATTAAGCACTTTAAATAAACATGTTATTTCTGACGAGACTGAATTAGAGGCAGAAAAAACAAAATTACTATTAGAAATAGAATTAATTTAAAAAGGGAGAAGATATATTATGAATGAAAAATTACTTAAAATGTTAAATAAAATTAATGAAAAGAAAGCTGAAGCTAAAAAGTTTGTAGAAGATGGGAAAATTGAAGATGCAAAAGCTGCTAAAAAAGAATTAGAAAATTTGCAAGCTGCATTCGATATTGCTAAGGACCTCTACGATGACGAACAAGAAGAGGCAGAAGATGAAATTAATAACAGCAGAAAGAAAGAAGTAACTGACAAGAAAGTCGGCGTAGTAAATGCTTTTGTAAATGTTATAAAAGCTGGAATATTAAAAAAACCAGTTAGCGAAAAAGACGTAGAAATATTAAATCAAATGAATGAAGCTGACCCTGTAGGCGGAATGTCTGACGGTGGCGTAACTGTACCAAAAGATATAAGAACAAAAATCAAAGAATTAAGAAGAAGCGAAGATGCCCTTGAAACTCTTGTAAATGTTGAGCCTGTATCAACTTTAGGTGGTTCAAGAGTTATAGAAGTAAATGCAGACCAAGTTCCTTTTGACAATGTGGAAGAAGCCGCGCAATTTCCAGATGTAGTTACGCCACAATTTGAGACTATAGACTATAAAGTTAAGAAAAAAGGCGGTATTTTAAAAGTTACAAGAGAACTTTTAGAGGACACAGCTGAAAATATTATTGCATATCTTAGAAAATGGATTGCTAAGAAAGCTAAAGTTACAAGAAATTTTTTAATTTTAGCACAATTAGAAACAAGTTTTGGAGGGGCTAAAACAAAAGCCATTGCCGGGCTAGACGATTTAAAAGATGTGTTTAATGTTCAATTGGATCCTGCAATAGCACTTGGAGCAAAAGTATTAACTAACCAAGATGGTTTTAACTGGTTGGATAAGATAAAAGATGAAAATAAGAACTATGTATTACAACCTAATCCAGTTAACGCTACACAGAAGCTTTTATTTGGCAAGTATCCTGTAGTGGTTGTATCTAATAAGGTGTTAAAGTCAACGGCGGGTGAAGGCAATGTTAAATATCCATTCTACTTCGGGGATTTCGCAGAAGCAATAACTATATTCGATAGAGAAACTTTATCTATAGAATTCTCTACAGAGGCAGGAGATTTATGGAGCAAAGACCTTACCGGTGTAAAAGTAAGAGAGCGTTTGGATATAAAAACAATCGATGACGAAGCTGTTGTTAAAGGTGAAGTTACTAAAACTGTATAGGGAGCATATAGCTCCCTTTTTTTAAGGAGAGATTGATATGCTTGAAAAAGTAAAAGAATATTTAAGAGTAACAGACGATGACGATAATACACAGATAGAAGACTTAATATCTGCTGCTAAAGTATATTTAAAAAACGCCGGAGCCATAGAGGACGAAACAAACACACTTTATGTGTTGGCTATAAAAATCCTTGTTACTCAATGGTATGACAACAGATTGCCCGTAGGCGAAATAACAGATGAAATGGCATTTTCATTAAGACACATATTAATGCAATTGAAGTATTGTTATGGTGGTGATGTGTTATGATTAATCCGGGTAAATATAGACATAAAATAACCTTCCTGAAAAACTATGGTGGCAAAGATGGATACGGTGAAGTAATAGACGATTGGAAAGAATTCACTACAGCATGGGCATCAAAAGACCCTTTACTTGGCAATGAATTTTTCACAGCATTAACTACTGATAGCAAAGCAGAAGTGAAATTTAATAGTAGATATATTTCCGGTATAACAAACGATATGCGTATCAAGCATGGCGAAGAAGTATATGAGATATTATCCGCAATAAACGTAAAGTCTCTTAATCGAGAATTGCTGTGTTATTGTAAGTTGGTGAAATAATGGCTAAAGCAAAGTTCGAAATCGAAGGTATGAAAGAACTTGAAAAATCTCTTAAAAAATTAGGAGATGTACCACAAAAACACGTTTCGTCGAGTGCAAAGAAAGCTATGAATATAGTTAAGAAAAAAGCTAAAGCGGATGCCCCGGAAGATACTGGAGACTTAAAGAAAGGTATTATATTAGTTGGAGAAAAATCCAAAGTAAAAAGTAAGAAAGTCTATCGTGTTGTATTTGACCGTGCCATGAATGATGTATTTCAACATAAAACTAAGAGTAATGGATATAGATATGTTACAAATGCGAAAGGCAAAGAAGTTAAGCGAAAAGTTAAGTCTGGAGACGTTACGGGATATTATCCTGTAAGCCAAGAATACGGATATTTTTCCAAGAGTGGTAGATACATACCGGGATTTGCATTTACAAGGAATGCACTTGAAGCAGAAGCGCCAACTGTAGAAAAGACTATAGTATCCGAAATGAAAAAGAAAATAGATCAAGAAATAACGAAAGGGGGATTAAAGAAATGATAGAACAGGCACTTAGATACGAAATAGAGCAGGCCATTCCGGAAATTTCCGGAGAGATTTATCCTACAAACGCCCCTGAAACAAGTTCAAAGCCTTATTTAGTATATTCGAGAATACAGACAAGAAAAATAAAAACTTTAGAAGGATATACAAATAAACAAGCTTTAAGTTTTATGTTTAGTATAATGGCAACAAAATATTCGGACATGACATCCCTAACCAAAAAAGTTGAGGATTTATTAATGTCTATGATGAAACAAAACATCGGGGAAAACAAAGAAATATATGTAGAAGACATCGACATAAATAACATAGATGAAACATACGAATTTAACTTAAAAGTCAATAGAGGAATAATTGACTTTACAATATATTTTTGAGAAAGAGAGGAATAATTTATGAGTGATGTAAAAAGAGCCTTAGGCACAAAATTAAAAAAAGGAAAAGGTCCTACTCCTGAACCTATTACAATAGCAGGTTTAACTTCTATAAGCGGACTTGAACAATCGGCTGATACAATAGACGTAACAACTTTGGATAGCGCCGGAGGTCGTAGGGAGTTCATAGCGGGTTTTAAAGATTCGGGGGAAGTTTCTATTGAGGGATATTTTATACCAGGCACAGGAAAAGGACAAACAGAGTTGTACGCTGCTTTTGAAAGTGGCGCAGTTGATGATTACACAATAGAGTTCCCTGCTGAGTTGGGCGCAAAATGGGAGTTTAAAGCAATCGTAACAGGCTTTAGTACAAGTGCAGATTTAGAAGATCCACTTTCTTTCTCGGCAACTCTTAAAGTTACAGGCGTGCCAACATTGACAATGGGAATGGGAGAATAATTTCTCCCTTTTTAGTTCAAAAATATATGATTATAAGATTATTGATAAATAGGAGGAAATAGAAGAATGTTTTACCCAATAAAATTAGATAAAACTAGAAATTTAAGATATGGAATGAAAGCATTAAGCTTAATTGAAGATACATTAGGGAAGCCTGCTTCAAAGCTTGATATGGATAACATGACAATGAGAGATGCAGCAACAATCATATGGGCGGGACTTGCACACGAAGACAAAGAACTTAATCCTGACAAGGTAATGGATTTGATTGACGAAAACTCTAATATAAATGAAGCTATGGAAGCAATGTTCAAAGCTTTTGAGGGCGCATTTGGCGGGAATGAAGAAAAAAACTCCAAGAGAGCAACGGGCAAACAGAAGAATTTAGCATAAAAAATGCTATGGAGCTTGCTGCTCAAATCGGAATACATCCAACGGAGTTTTGGGATATCACTCCGCTTGAATTAAATACATATGCACGTGGATATGGCAAAGGCAAAGAACAAGAGCAAAGACAAAATATTTATCAAGCTTATTTAATAAGTCGGTTTGTATGGCAAAAGAAAATAAACATAGAAAAAATATTGCAAATTAAAAAAGAAAAGAAAATCGTGACAGATGAACAGATGTTTAAGCAAGTACAGGCATTAAATGCTGTATTTGGCGGTTGTATTTCTCCATTGTAAATATTTAACAAATATAGTAAAATAAATACAAATAAATACAAAAGTTTGGAGGACACTATGAAAGGTTATTGCGATATGTGTCAAAGGCCTGTACAGCCTGTTAGAAAAGCAAGTCCAGGTTTTTGGATATTAGGGATATTAACCGCTGGATTATGGTTATTAACGTATCCGTTCAAGAAAAAAGATACTTGCCCTATATGCAAAGGAAAACTAAATTAAAACAAAGCACTTACAAAATTGTAGGTGCTTTTTTCATGTCATTTTTTAAGAAAGGAAGGCGAAAATATGGCAGGCAAATCAAATTTTATTGTTCGTGGCGGAGCTGATTTTAGTGGCATAAAAAGAGAAATGCAGAAAACGCAAGCTACAATGGCAAATTTTCAAGCTCGTATGTCTAAAACAATGTCAACTGTAGGCAAAATATTAGGAACTCTTGCTGTAGGGAAGTTAATAAAAGATAGTACGGCGGTTGCAATGAGCGTTGAAAGTTCTATGGATAATATAAACCGTAATATGGGCAATAGCGCAAAAGCCTTTCAAAATTGGGTAAATACGCAATCCAAAGCGCTAGGAATGGCTAAAGCGGATGCATATAAATATGGCTCGACATTCTCTAATTTGTTGAGAAGTTTCCAAAAGGATTCTACGGAAACAGCAAATAGCACACAGGAACTTATGAAAGCTGCTGCAATAATAAGTTCTAAAACAGGAAGAACGTATGATGATACAGCAAATAGAATACGTTCAGGTATGCTTGGAACAACAGAAGCCATTGAGGACTTAGGCGTATATGCTAACATCTCTATGATACAAAGTACAGAGGCTTTCAAGAAGTTTGCGGGTAATAAATCGTGGGCGCAACTTGATTTTCAAACACAGCAACAAATAAGATTAGCTGCAATCATGGAACAAACATATGCCCGTTATGGAGACACCTTAGCTGATACAACAACCACAATACAAAATCAATTTGTAGCAAGTCTTAAAAACGCACAACTAAGTTTAGGCCAAGCCTTTCTCCCTGTTTATAATGTCATACTTCCAGCACTAACTCGTATGGCCGATGCTCTAGGTGCTGTAATAAACAAAATAGCACAATTTAGCCAAGCCTTGTTTGGTAAAGCAAATGTTGGAGCATCGCAGAATACAGAAGAACAAACAACGGCAGTGGAAGGACTTGGAGATGCAGCAGAAAAAACAGGAAAACAGGCTAAGAAGGCAAAATCATCTTTAGCAGGATTTGACGAATTAAATGTATTAAGTAAAGCAGACGGAACAAACGAAGGCACAGAATCAGGGAATGCAGGAATGACAGGTATAACCATGGGCGGCGAAATAGGCTCAGATGTTACTGTTTCTCCTGATGTAGAAAATGCTGTTAATAATATAAAAGAGCAACTAACCAGAATAAAGGAATATGCAAACACCTATCTATCTAAACCTTTCAATGAAGCTATTAATATGATTCGTCCTAAAATTGAAGAGTTTAAAAACATATTGGGTAGCATATGGGCTAATATTGGAACTTTGGGACAGCCGTTAAAAGATTGGTTTATTGGTGATTTTACTCCTTTTTTACAGACAACAATACAATCAATTGGTACAATATTATCCGGATTATTTGATAGTTTCAATATGGTGTTTTCTGATATATGGAATATTGTCGTATACCCATTTACAGAAAATTTTCTTACATCAGGATTGCCTACAATAACGGATTTTGCAACAAAGGTAGTAGAGGCGTTAACTGTATTATTTGAAGAGGTAAAAAATATATTTGATATGCTCTGGTGCGAAGGAGTTAAACCAGCACTTGATATATTGATAGGAATATGGACTGATGCTATAGACAGTATATCTAAAGCATGGAATACATATGGAGAGCCAATATTTGAAGGAATAAAAGACTTATTCCTCGGCGTTGGAGAAGTTATAAAAACAGTATGGGAAACAACATTAAAACCTGTATGGGATACATTTATGCAAACAGTAGATTGGCTATGGACAAAACACTTAAAACCGTTATTAGATAATTTCTTAGCTTTAGTAGGGGAATTTATAACAGGTGCTCTGCTAATGATAAATGAATTCGTGTTACCTCTCGTAAATGCTTTTGTAGAAATGTTTGGTCCAAATATAGTAAGAGCGTTTCAAACAGTTATAGACATAGTAGGAACATTATTTGGCACATTTGCAGATGTAATAAGCGGTGTTATAACTATAATACGAGGTATAATCGAATTTCTAACAGGCGTGTTCACAGGAGATTGGAAAAAGGCTTGGAATGGGATAGTAAACATATTTAAAGGTATATTTGAAGGTATAGGCGGAATTATTAAAGGCGTCGTAAATGTCGTAATAGACTTGATAAACGGAATGATGAGAGCAATAACAAACGGACTTAATTTTGTAATTAACGGCATGAATAAGATAAATTTTAAAATGCCCGATTGGCTTGGAGGCGGAAGTTTTGGCTTAAACATACCAACCTTGACGGCTCCACAAATACCAAAACTTGCAACCGGAGCAGTGATACCACCTAATGCAGAATTTTTAGCAATCTTAGGAGACCAAAAAAGTGGCACAAATATAGAAACTCCAGAAAGGCTGTTAAGGCAAATTATGAGGGAAGAACTCGGCGGGACAGGACAACAACAAATACCCAATATAGAAATACCAGTATATTTAGACAATGATTCTATAGGTAGGGCAGTTATTAAGTTTATAAATGAACAATATAATCGTTCGGGAGAATTACCATTTCCGATAGGAACGTATTAAAGGAGGCGGTTAAAATAGCAAATTTTATAAAAGTAAACGGAGTATATATTCCGACACCTGCCTCTTTTGATTGGCAAATGTCGGATTTAGATGCCTCTGCAGAACGTTCTGCGTCAGGGCATTTAATAAGAGAACGCATAAGGAACGGAATAAGAAAAATAACATTTAATTGGGGAAGTCTGCCAGATGTGCAGGCTTTTTATGATTTTATAAGTACATTAGATAGTTTGCCAGCACAATTTGAAATGGAATATCCAGATGCAAACGGAAACTTAGTTACAAAGATAATGTACCGGGCAGATGTAACAGCTAATATGTACAAATACGCAAATAATAAAAGCTATTGGAAAGACCTAAAAACAAGCTTTATAGAGATTTAAAGGATGTGGTTAAATGATAAATGTTAGCCAAGAATGGAAAGAAAATGTTTATACTGGTGCAGAGAAGAAAATAAAAATAGCTGTCGGAAATGTTGAATTAACCGATGACGACATACAAGGCAAGGTGGAAATACAAGAAACTTGTACAAACTCCGAGGATATAAAAATCGGCAGTTGTATTGCATCTATATTAAAGTTTAATCTAACAAATAAAGGCCAGAATATTGATTTTTTAAACAACGATATATCTGTCCAAGTCGGCATAAAAATCCCCTCTACATGCGAATTTGAGTTCGTACCAATGGGGATTTTTACGTTTGATAATATAGACGACAAAGACGAAAGAGTATTTAAAATTACTGCTCGTGATAGGATGAAACTCTTTGACAAAGATTGTACTGAATTTCTAAAAACAAGAGCGTATCCTATAACACTATGGACACTTACGCAACAGCTTAGTAATTATGTTGGAGTAGAATTAGAAAATACAAGCATCGTAAATGGCAACTATGCAATAGAAGAAAACTTTAGTGTAGAGAATATCACAGGGCAGCAAATTTTATCGTGGATAGGAGAAGTATCTGCAAGCTTTATAAACTTTAATCGTTACGGAAAGCTTGTGTTTAAAACCTTTACTTCTATTACAAACAATGTAACTGATAAAGATTATATTAATATAGACATAGCAAAATATACAGTTCCACAAATTACAAGACTACAAATAGCTGTACAGGAAAATGATCTTGGTGTAATAGTTGGAAGTGGAAATATAACCTACAGTATTATAAATAATCCTTTGCTGTACACGAAATCTGGAGAACAAATAATCCAAGTTGCAAACAATATTTTAGCACAATTACAAATTCTACCGTCATATGCTCCGGTAAAAGCTTACGGAAAAGGAAATCCAGCAATAGAAACAGGAGACATATTTAAAATAAATACGTTAAAAGGGCAACAAATTAATGTATTTGTAATGGACCGTAAATTCGTCTATCAAAAAAGCTTTAGAGACACGTATCAAAGTTTCGGGACCTCTGCTGTCGGTGAGAAAAGAATTGTACAAAGTAGTACACTACAATTAAAAGGCAAAATGAACATACTTACTCGCACATTAGAAGAAAACCGCCTAAAAGTAGCAGACCTTGAAACTGGATACAATGAAATAGTACAAACAGTAGACGAGTTATCCATAGAAGTGGCAGAAATAGACCTAAAAAGCATAGCTACTTATTACCAAATGGAAACCCCTACACACGAACTTAAAATAGGCGATATCTGGTATAATCCGGGATACAATTATATTGTTGATAATCTAACAATGGCGGTCAACGAAATGACAATGACGGTAGACGAACTAATATTCTTGTATAGTAAATTGCGACGTTGGAATGGAGCAACATGGGAAGAAATAAAAGATACCGAAAATATTAAAAATATATCTGAATTAAGCGTTCGTTCTGGTGAAATAGAATTAAGAGTATCTAGCGCAGAGGGCAATATTGGTAATTTACAGCTAACATCAAGTGATTTAACGGCTAGAATAAGTTCCGCGGAGGGTAATATAGGGCAATTGGAGTTAACCTCAACAGAACTAACAACAAGGATAGAAAACACAGAAGGTGACATAGGAGAGTTACAGCTTTCAGCAAATTCTTTTGGGGTTAGGCTTGCAAATGCAGAGGGCAATATAGCTTCGATAGATTTAAATCTTGATGGTCTTAGTACGCGTGTTACAAATGCGGAAGGGAATGCTTCAAGTGCTATTCAAAAAGCTGATGCTATTGAGTTAGCAGTAAATAATACAAAAGTTACTATTGATTCCGTTAATGGAGTTATTATTCAAAATGGTGGATTTAAAATTACTGGAAGCTATGGTGATACTTTTACAGTAAATAGTTCTACAGGCGCCACAAATATATTTGGTAATTTAAAAACTGGTTCAGGTAATAAGCGCAACGAAATAGCAAATGGTGTTGTTGATTTTTATGCTGAAAATAGTTCTCCACAAAGTGGCGGATATAAATGCGGAAGTATTTATGGATACTACTATAGATGGGGGGTAAATCCTTATACAGCTTCATTAATTTTAAATGGAAATACAGAAGTTGCTATGAAAATTGATGTGAGTGGTAGTCCGGAGTATCATTTAACAAGTTCGGCTCATCAATTTACAGGCAACATCGTCGCATTTGGCAAGACGTTTACCAAAACAAAGGCCGGCAATTCCTTAACTTCAACAGATCATGTTATGGTAGCAAACTAGGAGGTATTATGAAATTAGGACAAATAGTAAATGCAGTACAAGGGCTTAACTACATAAATAAAATGGAGTTACCTTTAAAAGAAATATTTAATGTTCAAAATCTATTGTTCAAGTTAGAAAGCCCTTTAAATAATTATAATATACAAAGAAATAAACTTCTAGCTCAGTATGGGAAAACAAAAGACAACATGGTATATACTGATTTACAACCTGAGTACTATGAGAAGTTAGAAGAATTGTTAAATATAGATGTAGAAATGGAGTTTGAAAAAATTGCAATAACTCAATTTGACATTGAAAATACAAACAACAGGTGTACAAATGAAGCTTGGAAAAACATGAGTTTTTTTATTGATGCGGAGGAGAAAACATGTCTATAGAAAGAATATTGGGTACAGACACAGGGAAACAAGCCTTTATAAAAACAGACAATAATTTCCAAGAAATTGTCGTTAGGTTAGAAGATAAGCAGAATAAAAGCGATAATTCATTATTAACCAACGATAAAAATATAGTTGGTGCAATAAACGAAAATAAGACTAATATAGATATAGTTGGTCTGTCTTTGGAACAAATTACGGACAATTTAAAAAATGGACAATACGTATCTCCAGCTAAATATGCACTAATATCTTTAGAGGGAATTGGAACAAGCGATTATTGTACTATAACAATTCTAGGCAAAACTGGTAGTAATGTATTTCAGTTGTTATGTGGTTTTAGTATAACGTCTGGTTTACAACAAATAAATATGGGTGTAGATTTAGAAAAAGCGAAAATAGTAAGTTTAAATAGTATTAATTATTTAGCTGTGTTAATACCTGCATATAGCATAGTGCATTTTTCGCCTATCTATAGTGAAACGTTAGCAAAGTCAAAAAATGCTGTCGTGACTTATGTAACCGATATATCCAGTTATACGATATTAAAAGAAGCAACTAAGAGTTTAGTATCTACAACAGATAAAATAGATATTTCATCTACTCTTGCTGTAGGATGGCAAATTTATGCGAATGATTGGATTGGATTTCAAATTACAAAAAGCGGTGGATATTGTAATATTAATGCTAATATAAAAAACACGTCCATTATCAATACAGATGTAACTATTGCTAATATATCTGATGTAAATTATAAGCCAATAAAAAGAATGCCTTTGAAACTTAAGACCTATAATTCATCAACGATGTATAATTTGGCTATTTATCCTGATGGTACAATACGTACAACAGAGCAAATCCCTATAATAGGTGGAAGTTTTTACTATATAGATGGGGGGTATCCGACAGTATGATAACAACAGAATTAGAATTTAAAAGTAATATAATATCAATTAATAACCAACCTGTTTATCCTCAATATACTTGCGACAAATACTATTTTAATGAAGAATTAAAAGAATATGTTTATGAGAATTTAGTGATTATTAGAACTGCACAGCAAGTTTACGATGAGCAACAAAATGCTGTTATTGCACTAGAGCCAAACCAACAAGACACCTTAAATGCACAGTTATTGAAAGACAATGCAACAATGAAAGTCGAGATAAACAATCAAAAGGCTTTAAATTCTCAACTATTGTTGGAAATAGCGAAGTTAAAAGGAGGTACTGCAAATGTTTAGTTATATAAAAGAATACTTTATTATGGGTTTATATACTCAATCTGATTTAGATATATTTGTTAGTGCTAAGATGATAGATGAAATACAAAAGCAAGAGATAATGTCCGCATTATAAACATTAAGCGGACAAAATTAAATTTAAATAAGGCATAGGAAAGTACTAGAAATAGTGTTATTTTTATGCCTAAATTTTGAGGTGGCATATGACTATAGAAATAAGCATTTTAATAGCAGTAATAGGCTGTTTGGTTGGTCTAGGTGGGTGGTTAAAGGGTAGAGATAGTAAGATTGCTGCAGATGCAGAGTGGAAAGGTAATGTTAATGCAAAGCTAGATGTAATAGTCGGTATAAAAGAAAACGTCGAGGAAATAGAAAGCAAATTTAATGAACACGATAAAAAAATAATAGCTCTTGAACAGTCTACTAAGTCGGCGCATCATAGGATTGATGAAATGGTAGGTATAAAGAAAAATGAAAAAGACTAAGTTTAGTAAGAAACTACTTGTATGTATGTTTCTTTTTTTATTGGTGTTTGTAATAACTATGTGTGTTCTTTTTTATAAAACTGGTAGCGAACCAAGTACATTAATAGGTTGCGTATTTGCATTTTGTGGATTAGAGGGCGGTGTTCTGGGTTGGATAAAAACAAGTGAGAGCAAAAATAATTCTAAGGAGGATTTAGGTAATGAAAATGATATTAGATAATTGGTACATAATTTTAGGTTTAATGGCAGCATTAACAGTAGTTGTAATTTATATATGTAGGTTTTTAGGACTTCCTACAAACGAACAAAAGAAGAAAATAAAAAAGTGGTTACTATACGCTGTATGTGAAGCTGAAAAACAATTGGGAGGGCAAACGGGAAAACTTAAGCTTACAATGGTATATGATATGTTTGTTTCAAAATTCCCTATTACAGCCAGATTAATTAGCTTTGAAACATTCTCTAAATTAGTTGACGAAGCTTTAGAAGAAATGAAAAACTTATTAGAAAGCAACCAAGCTATAAAAAATATCGTGGTAGGTGATTAAATTGATTTACAAAGGTGAATATAAAATAACTTCTCCTTACGGTCCACGCAACTTAAATGGAGATAATCGGTTTCATAAGGGTGTAGATTTCGTAGGTACAGATAAGACTATAATAGCTCCATGCGACGGTATTATTCAAAGGTCAACTATTATAACCGATAAATCAAATCCTACTTGGGAATGGGGTAATTACGTTCGATTAGATACAGAGGATAAGCATTTACTTTACTTCTGTCACTTATCTAAGAGACTGGTTACAGTAGGGCAAAAGGTTAAAAAGGGAGACATAATAGGTATAGAGGGCAATACCGGATATTCCTTTGGCTCTCATTGCCATTTTGAGGTTAGAACAAAAGATAATGCCTCTATAGATCCGATATCTTATTTGAATTCTATCAATAAAACAGATAGACAAAGAGTACAAGAAATATGCGAATATGACGATAACACCATGCGTTACTTGGATGCTTATAAATATTCGAGCGAGTTATATCGAAAGATAGTTAAAGCTATTAATAAATAATAGATATATTTAGGTTTACCCGGGTTTTAAGCCCGGGATTTTTTTTTTATATATGTGAAAATAGATATTTTATGATACTTTGTATATGGTAATATAATATATAACAGTTGTTATTAATTATCATTATGTAAATCTATTTTAATTAATAATATATTGATTTTAAACCAAATTGTGGTATTATATTATTAAAAGTAAAGGATGTGAAATTATTTTGTATAATAAAAATGATGACAATATTTATGATCAAATTATATTTGAAACTATTGAAAGCGTGAAATTGAGTATTAAGAATTCTAATGATTTAATTAATGAAGAAATACAAGATAAAATTATAAATAGAATTGAAGAAAATCTTATAATAGAAAAAGATGAAATTTTTAAAATGGCAGATTTAACTAAATATCAATATGAAATTAGAGATAAAAAGAAAAATAAGTTTAATTTTGATATTAAATCATATTTTGGATTGGATAATAATTTTAAAGATTATATATTTTAGCTATGAAAAATTATAATTACATAAAAAAAATTCCTAAGGAAAGCAAATTGAAAATTATTAATCATTATTCTATTATGTATAATATACCATTTAATGTTTTATTAGGAGTATATTTAATAGAAACAAAAAATAGAAAGATAGTACATAGAATAATTGAAAATTTACTTGTAACTTTTTTAGGTACGTTGAGTTTAATCTTTAAAATTAATATAAAAAATTATACAATTGGACAATATCAAATTGGAATTGGTAATATGTTAAAATATAATTTTTCAAAAGACACTAGACACGCTAAATACATTAAAATAAGAAATTTTTGTGAATATAAATGGTTATTTAAAATGATGCTTTTTAAAAATAATATAAAATTTGCAGCTCAATTAATTCATGAATTTATACTTGAAAGTAATGATTTAAATATTGAAAGACAAATAAGATATATTGGACAAAAATATAATGGATATCGTAAATATGGTGTTCAGTTAGATATATTAGTTAACGAAATAAGTAAATTAAATAGAGGATAA